ACAGGATCTTTTTCTGCCATAACTTTCATATCGTATCTTATCTCATCAGTAGATTTATCAATATTAATACCTAAAACCTGTGCATATCCTAACAATTTATTTAAAGGCATTTCAAACACAGTTCTTAAAGCATCCATAGATTTAATCTCTTTCTCCATCTTTTCTTTAGCATCTCTTTCAAAATCTAATCTCTTAAACACAGGAGGTCCTTGAGCTATTCTGTCAGGATTACTAGCGTTAGCATTACACATGTCTAAATACTTTTTTAAAGTAGGATTAGTGTAATCTACCATTAATAAACCATTATTAAACGTTATAGGAGATTTAACCATTGAATCCTCTTTTTGTTCATCCTCAAATATAGAAGGCTCACCAGGTATATATCTTATTTTTCTATTTATTCCTTTTTCTGGATCATAAATAACGTCTTCTGCCTTTAACATGTGAACGATAGGGAATTTTGTCCTACCCGTTTTTCTATCTTTACGTTCTTTATATAATCTATATGTAGTTGGTTTTCTAGAATTTTTTCTACCCTGATTAAGGTTAGCAATACCATGGGTATTTGATTTAGTTGCTGTAGGAGTCTCAATAGTTTTCGTAACCACTGGCTCTACAGTCTTTGTAGTTGTTGTTTTTTTCTTTGTCATTTCTAAAATTAAATTAAAATTATTATTAAAATACCTGTGGAGGGAGAAAAACTCCCCCTCCTTAGATATGTTCTTTATACTGCCTGTTTATCATTTCAAGACAGTTAGCAAAGTGCTATTAAGCAGCAGCTCCAGCTTGAACAGTTATTGACAAGTCAGAAATCGCAACAGCAGTTCCTGATGAATCAGGTCCTACTGAAAGAAATTCCTGAAGCATAATGTCAGCAACAACAATCATGCTCTTGCCAGTACCAGCAACTTTAGGTGCGTCTATAGCAGCTAAAATAGCCTCGATAACTTCTTTATGCTTATTAGCAGTAATAGTTAGAGTAACAACGTCATTTACATCGTCACCTCCACCATCAGCGTCTCCAACTTCACCTTCTATTGGCTTAAAACACATCGCAAGATGAGTTTCTGTTGTAGACTGATTAGTAAATCCTCTAAAACTACTTACTGGATAAACAGCGACATCGTGAGCAGCATTGAACGCTTTGTCAGCACTACCTCCTTTGCAGAAATATAAATACTTTTCCATTTTATATAAAGTTTATAAGGTTAATAATTAAGATTTCTTGATCAACATGTAACGGTTAGCCGCAAATCCTTCAAAACCTCTTTCACATCTGTAGTGCGATTGTAGCACGTCAGTTGTGTTAGTTTTATTTTGTAGAATAGCAGAACCCGTTAACCAGTGCTCCATATCTCTCGAATAACCATTAGCCGCTTTATATCGTATTCTTAACGATGGAATACTTTCGCCAGACTTAGCATCTTTACGCATATCCATAGGAATGCAAACACCATATCCACCGTAGTTAAATCCAGTAGCACCTAATAATCTTGGGTGATTAAATAAATCATAAGTTTTCTTATGGAATGTATAACCTCCTCTTGTGAAAGAATTAAACCCTAAGTTTAACGCCATGTTCTTGTTGTTTTGGAAAGTACCATAATTAGCACCACCCGCAGCATAAGCACCTTGAGCAGCTAATAAATCATCAACATCTAAAGATAGATCGATACCAGCATACATAGCGTATTCTTTAGCTCCTCTATATTTATCTAATGATTTAATAACAGCATCAAAATCCGCCATTGTAATAGAAGCAGAACCTAAGTCCATAGACTGTCCATCTGTTTCTATCCAAGGTAGAAGACCTTGAGTTCCTCTAAGTGTTGAGTTGTTAGCAACGTTATTACCACCTTGAAATTCAGTAGTAACTGGTGTTGCAGAACTCGTAAGGGTAGAGTTAGTAATATCCTCACCTAACATCATCATAATCTCAGAGTAATCCATAAATCTCTTATAAGTATCTGATTCACCTTTTAAGTACCATACATATCCTGAGCCCATTTTTTCATTGTCAACTTTTACGTAAACAACGTTTGTAGCCTCAGAACCTGTTACTTCAAAAGATTCTTTTAAGATCATACACTTATTAGAGTATTCGTGAATTAACGGAGATAAACTATCTGGTTGTGATCCTCCTTCTGGATGAGCATTACCAATGATAGCAAATTCATAAGCATCACCTGTACCTGTTTTAGCAACGTTAGCTCCATCAATAGAGTAAACCACCACTGTATAACCAGAAGTATTAGGAAAGTTTGTTGATTTACAAAACCACATGTCACCATCCTTATCACGTAAAATATCACCAGGTCTTACTGGAGAATATTCACTAGTTCCACCCGCAAAGTTTGCTTGGTATGAATCCGATGCTAATGTTAGTGTTACCGCAGCAGAATTATTTGCTGATGCACTTGAAAATGTTGCACTTACACTGTTGTGTCTGAACGCTTCTTCGTAGTGTTCAAATGTTGTGTTAGAACTAGGAGCTTTTGAGCCCATTAGTTCCATAAGTCCCGTAATACCTTGTTCGCCATAACGCTTAACAAGTTTATCAGAGACATCTCTTTGACGTAAAGAGTTCGTAGTTAAGTTACTTACGTAGTTCTCATTGGTAGCAATTTGAACCGCAGAAGGCTTAATATGAACTTGTCCGCCTAAACTTACTGTAGCCATTTTTTAAAATTTTTTAACTATTAATTATTATTATTATCTATTCCATATTGATCCTGTTCCATTCATCTGATCATCTAGTTCGTCTAAAATGTCTCTTTTACGTTCTGTATTTTGTCTAGGTTCGTTATTAAACGAAGGATTTTTAATATCCCTTACTACCTGCTCGGTTCCCTTTGACCTGTATTGATTAGCTACACTTCTTATTATATCTTGAAAATTTCTCAAAACAAACATATCAGTATTTAACTTATCAAAATCCCAGCCACCTTCTTTATCAACATATTGATTAAAGAAATCATTTAAGTTAGAATTTGCATCTACTAAATCACTCCTATGATCATCAGTTAAAGCGAATGTGAACTGTTCTCCAGAATCATTAATATCAAACGTTATAGACTCAACCTCACTAACCTCAGAAGACATATTATTAACCCAATCTTTCCTTACAGTTTCCTGCTCGGCTGAATTATCATTACTTTTAACAGGCGTTCTATATTTTTCCTGCATTTCCATAAGATTCTTCCTTGCGTCAGCAACATCCTTCTTTAGTTCAATTTTCCCAAGAGTTTTTTCACTATCACTGTATTTATCCTTGCCTAACTTGTATTTAGAGTCTATTAAAACATTTACTTCATCCATACTTAATTCTGGATTTTCTTGTTTTAAAGTTAGCCTCATAACATCTTCGTTAGACATTTTAGAATAATCAACAGACTGAGTTCTGATATAGTCAGCTATAGACCTCCCTGTCTCACTTACAAAATTATTCATCTTCTCTAACTGTTCGTTAGCAAAAGACGTTTTCTTAGTGGACAAAGCGTCACTAAAAGAATCAATAGAGTCAAATTCTTGTTTAAACTGTTCGTTTACAAATTTTAAAAACTCTTTTTTATTCTTTTCAATTAATTCAGCTTCTGTACCCTCCTGTTTAGGTTGATTACTAGATTCAGTATTTAAAGAACGATCAACGTTATCTGATGATTCCGATACAGTCTCTTTTGGAGTCTCTACAGTTTCATCAGTTTTCTTTTCTGTTGTAGTTTCTGTTTGTGGTTCTGAACCTCCTGTTAAGTCTACAACTTCTTTTTGTAGCTCTTTAGGTTGCTCTTCTACAACACTACCACTTAGTTGTTCAGCGATTAAATCGCCCATTTCATCTGCCATAATAAATTAAATTAAATTAAACCTTGCTGCAAAAATATAACATTTACAGATATAATCAAATTATCTATAAGTTTTTTTTACATTCCTAATTGTAAATCTGGATCTTCTATAGGTCCTTCATTACCTTTTCTTTGCTCAATCATCTTAGATTGAAAGTGTGCACTTTTCTCTACTGTCTTCTCTCTAGACTCCCCTTGAGCTTGGTTAGCTGCTACTTTTCCAATATTACTAGCCTGTATTTCTTTTAATCTTCTCATATGTGAAGCTTCCTCAAACTGATTCTTCAACTGAAACTCCATCTGCATTTTCTGCATTTCAAACTGAGAATCCATCTCTTTCATTTTAGCATCTATCTGAGCTTGCATCTGAACCTCTTGTTGCTTCATTTGTGCCGCCACAGCTGCCGCCTGTTGCTGTTGTTGAGAATTAGCTTGTGCCTGACCTTGAGCCATAGCCATCTGCTCTTGCTGATATTTCTTTCTCCTTAAAACAAGCATCTTAGATCCTAGCTTAGGATTATTAATATCTCTAATTGTAATAGCATCTTCTATTCTAAGCTCCTTTTGGGCTAAAGACATTTGTATAGCTTGTTCTAATTGAGCCTTTTCTTGTTCGTCTGGAGCTATTTCGATAGCAATACCAAAATCATGCAAAGAAACATTTTTATTAACCTCTATTGTTTTTATTACAGACTTGCCTAGTGCAGACATGTATCCTTTAACTGGTTTGTCATACTCAACTATATCCTGTAACTTCATACATATAGACTTAGCTAAGTTTTCAACCACCTTATTAAATCCATCATCTATAGCTCTAGTAGCATTATTAGAAGCCATCAACTGCATTTTTTGAACGCCTACAAGTGCTTCACTGGATGGTTTAGCACCATCTCTAGCTTCGTTTACACCCGTCACATCTCGAATCATATTTAGATTATGCTGATATATTTGTATGAGTTGCATCATATCTCTACCAATACCATTTTCAAGCTCCTGTATAGGCAAAGTGCTAGAAGCTACACCTTCATCATCTATACGTCTATAATATATATTACCAGTTTGATCATATATCTCTTGTAATTCTAATGGTGTAAAAGTACCACCATCTCCTTTAGAAACATTCTCTAAAGATCCAATTTCAAAGGCAGCCCCTTTTGGTCTAGCTTTAGCCATAACCTGCTGCATCTTTAAGTGTGCTATTTGTATTTGATCAGCAAAAGGAGTCATTCTTTCAACTAAAGACACATTACGCATATTATTTAAATTAGGGCTGTATAGTATATATGACAACCTTGTCTCTGATAAATTAGATTTAGGTCTAGACATATTTTTAGCCAACTCATAATCAAAGATATAGTCACTTCCAACAATGTATTTTCCGCTATATACAACTTTTACAGTGCTTTTTAACTGCTCTCTTTTGTATTTAGATTTCTTAGGTGGCTTATATCCTTTTTTTCTTTTACGAACAGAAAACCCTCCAAATGCGTTATCCTTCTTTTCAAAGTTTAAATCATAAGTTGAAATAAACTCAGCGTCCATTATCTGAACAGAAAATTTATCATACTCATTAGCGTGAGAAGAGTAGTTTCCAAAAGATCTTCCATACAGACTATCTTCATCTTTATTTTTAGTAGCGTAATTCTGAGCTATATCATCATACTCATCATCAGTAAACTGTTCTCCAGCCATTTGTTTTAATTGAGATATAGTGACTGTGTAAACTTCTCCAGCATGCTGTATATCTCTATAGTCAGAGGTTTGAGAATGTGACGTTATTAAGTTTAAAGGATCTACATATCTTATTTTTATACCCTCTGATGGATCTATATAAGTTTTTAAGCCCGCTGTACCAATAACAACTAAATCTCTTATACATTTTTTCTTTATCTCATCAAAATCATTTTGTTGAAGAACAAACTCTACACCTTTCTCTATAGATATTTCATGTGCCTGTTTGTAGTTTAATGTCATAAACAATTCTATTTCCTCCATGCTTTCAGGAATAAAACCCTTTTTGCTAAAGTTAAAACCTGTAGACTTAGAGACTTGTTGTCTAATAGGAGCATTCATCATATCAGCAATCATCACCTTTTTATCCTTTCTTCTTTCGTCTGTAGATAACTTATCTATAGCGTTAGCTTTTATAGCAAACTCTCTGTTTGTCATGTCTCCACAAACCACATCCACAAACTTAGGTATTATAGAAACTGGAGTCCAGTCTATATTCATATAGGAAGAGTCTCCCTCAACATCTAATAAGTCTTTATACTTAGAAACACTTTGTGTTCCTTCAGCGTATGCTCTCATTTTATTGAAAGCTCTTTTTTTATCTTGGTAGGCTAATTCTGTGCTATTCTTCCAATCAGAGTACATAGTCTTAAAATATTGAAGACCATATTCTTTGGAAGCCTTTTCTTCGTTTGTTGCGAAAACAGTAGGATAACCCCCTATTAATTCAAATTCTTTTTTCATCTATATTTTCTTAGACATTAATCCTGTATTCCTATATTTTTTTACAAAGTTAAGGTTTATTTTTGGAATTTTCTTTTCAATTACATGTTTTTGTGCAGCCAAAAGAGCTAAGCTTGACGCAACTGTAGCATCATACTTAGTTCTGTTAGTTGGCTCAAATCTACTCCAGTCATCTAGAAGCCTGTTAAAATAACATTTTCCCATCTCTTGAGTGTCTGTATTCATACCAACATAATCATACACATAGCTAGCTACCGCTTCTGTTTGTGCATTTAAAACAGCAACACCAGTGGAAGGTATACCTTTTGTTTTTTGCTTCCTACTGTTGTCCGTATGTGTAGATTCTGGTCTATCCATTAAATAATTGTAATAACCTCTTCTTTCAAAATACTTTATTATTCCTATTTTATTATTTTCTATAAGTATAGGGCACCCGTAAAACACACAGGTTTTCAATACGTCCTCATAAAACATTTCTGCCTTAGGAGGTCTGGCTATGTATTCACAAACAAACTGATTAGAAAAATCATCTATCATACTAAACTTTTTGTAAACATAACAAGCAGCATCAGATCTTCTTCCGTCAGTGGTTGTATCGTGATCGTAAGGGTCACATCCAGCTACCATCTCTATATCATTACCAGGAGCCTTTTTATTGTAAATCATTTTAGACTTGTTCCTTCTTTCTTCTGGAGGTATCCAAGATATTCTCCATCTCCCCTGAGATCCTGGCTTCCACATTACGGAAGTATCTTTTTCTCCATTCTTCCAAATAAAGTCTCCTTTTACAATTAAGTTTCTAGCTTCTTCATTATAATCCATCTGTTGATATATTCTCTCAACATCAAAGGGACTGTATCTTGAGTCACTTCTAAAAGCTTCATCTATAGTAAAAGGTCTCTGTCTCTTTTCTTCTGAAAGCTTAGTAGTGTTTCCCTGATAAGCGTCTCTTATATTCTGTAAATATTCTTTAGCTCCTATTTTTTTTCCTATAAATTTGGCTTGATCTTTAGTAGGTGTATCTACAACTGAGAATCCATATTCATCTATAAAGCCTTCGTAACCATCGTAAGCTGGAGTAAAATAAGAATACATCCCTGATCTAGTTCTACCGTTGGCATCCCTTTCCTCTATGTTGCTATCAAACCATATATTCTTAAAATTCTCACCTCCAGAAACTTCTAGTTCATTAACAGTAGAAGGCATAAAGCATCTTCCTATTATTTTATCTCCCAGCGTTAAACATGATCTTACAACTTCCCAATTTTTTTCTACACTTGCCTCTGTCCACTTACCAGCCTCATCACATAAATATCTTATTAACTTAACTGAGTCATATGAGTTTTCTCTAGTGTTTCTCCAATCTATCCTACTATTTAAAGCTTCTGACTTAGTAACCTTAGCGTAGTTCTTTGTTATCTTTTGTCCTGGAGTATTAAAACTAAGTGTACTCTTCGGATTATCGCTACCATCAATTATTGGTTGAAAAAAGAAAGGTAAACTTCTAAACATGTAAACCAACTTGTCTGTAAATAAAGACTTGGCATCAGCACCCGTTTTACTTGTTATGCCTCCATGAGAATTATATCTCGCTGTTATTTCATGTAGAAGCATAGCTGCTCCCTTATAAGAAGCTCCCTCTCTACGGTGTTTAACCATAATCATACCAAAACAATCAGGATCTTGTTTGCATATTTCCCAAAAGATAAAGAACCTTCTATCTCGATCTCTATACTCAGGATATCCAATATCCATCTTACACCAGTTTAAATAATAGTAATGCTCTCCTGTTATATAGGTGGGCTCTCCATTATTCATAAACCATACACCTTCATCTCTTCTTTTAAACTCTTGATCTATAAACCATGAATATTTAGGAACAGTATCCTCATTAAGCCCCTCAGGCATTTCAGTTCTTCTCCACTTTTGATTCTTCTTTTTTAGATCTGAAAATAATATATCCTTTTTGCTAGGCTT